AGATGAATTAAAAAATGATAGTGTTGTTGTAGAACAAGAACAAGAACAAGATCAAGCGGTAGATCAACCAGTGGAAACACAAAAAGATCAAATTGTTAATGAAGATAAGGAATTATATAATTCTTTAAAAAATGATTTTGAAGAAATGAAAAAAAGTATGTCTGCTTGGCAAGAAAAAGAAAAGGTTTATAAAAACCAAATCAAAGGTCTTGATCGTAAGAATACCGAGCTGTCACAAAAAGTTAAACAATTGACACAAAAAGAAATGAGTGCAGAGGAAATAATTGAGCAACAAAGAAAAGAACTAGAAGACGGGTTTAAGTCTTTATGGTGTGAAAAAGCAGTTGCTATTAATTTTTCAGACTATGAGGAAGAAGAACAGGGAATTTTAAAAACTTATGTATATGGTAATAATGAAGAAGAACAAATTGCCTCTGCAAAATCGCTTAGAGATATCATGGATAAAAAAATAAAAGACGGTATTTCAAAAGGTGTTGAAGAAAAGCTTGCACAAGGCTATAAGCCTAAATCAAGTGGTGTTCAAGGGCAGGGTGTAAAGACGTTACAAGACATGACAAATCAAGAGCTAGCACAACTAGCAAAAGATGTTGTTAAAATGCCAAGTGGAAAAGACAAAGACGAAAAACTAAAAGCTCTCGCAGAAGAAGAAGATAGAAGAAGAAGGGAGCTTTACTAAATAGGAGAATAACATGGCAGATGTTTTTACTGAATTTATTCCTGAAATTTGGTCTGCTAGAATACTTGAAGAAAAGAAAAAGGCTCATGTGTTCGCACAATTAGCCAATACTGATTATCAAGGTGAAATAACAGCAGCAGGCGATCAGGTAAGAATTCCACAGGTAGGATTACCAACCGTAAATAGTTATACAAGAAATAACTTTTCAAATGGTCTTACAAAAGAAACTGCTAATGTTGCAAGCATGACATTAGTAGTAGATCAAGAAAAATATGTAAATATTTTGCTTGATGACGTTGATATAAAACAGTCAAAACCAAACTTTATACCAACATTACAAACAAATATTGCTTATCAATTGGCCGATAGCCAAGATCAATATATATCGGGACTAGCAACAGAGTCCGGAATAACATCAACTTCTAACAGTGCTAGTTCAAGAGTATTGATAGGTTCTAGTAACATCAAAACTGAACTATTGTTAATAGGGAAAGAATTTGACGAGGGTAACGTTCAAAGAAACGGCCGATATGCTGTCATAAATCCAGCACTAATGTTTGAATTGATTGACGCTGGCGTATTAGAGCAATCTAATAACGATACTACTTGGATGAATGGATATATTAACGATGCGTATGGTTGGAAAATTTATGTTTCTAACAATTTAACATCAACAGCTTCTTCATCGGTTAATTTATTTTTTGGTGTTGGGAATGAGTCTATTACAATGGCTGAACAAATAACACAAGTCAAAATGGGTGAATTAACACAAGAGGGATTCGGTATGTATATCAAAGCTCTTCACGTATATGGTGCAAGAGTTATTCCAGACAGAACAGGTATAGTATATGCCTTAGTAGCAAACGCGTAGGGAGGTAGAAATGGCAGCTTTTAGTACAACAGCAAGAAAACTAGGCGTTAACGGATTTTATCTTGACGTGACAGGTTCTTTATTGAGTGGTTCTACGGCTACCTCTTCAATCACAATAACATGTGGAGCATTAGAAGATGTAGTTGTATTTGGTCATAATCCAACAGGTTCAGATGATATAACTTTAACATTATCAGCATCAACAAACACTTTTTACATTTCAGCTGGCAGAGGAGATAGAACTCTTACAACAGCTATGGCATCTAGTGATTGGTTTGTTATAACACAAATGGAATCTAATTGGTTTCAATCAACAAGCAATACATTTACAATTGCAGCGACAACAGCTATTGCAATGTTTGCATTTGAAAGAAGTTCAACAAAACAAATATAGTTTCCCCCTTGACTATATTTATTATACACGGGAGTGGTCGTGAGATTGCTCCCAATATTTAGGGGAAAAAATTTTAAAAGGGGATATAATGACAAAAGAAAAAAGGACAACAAATGATTACATTAAGGATTTAACCGGCAAAGAAATGCCAAAAGTAGAAAAAAAAGGTAAAGAAGTTAAAAAGATAATTAGTATCTTAGGTACTGCCGGAAGCAGAAGCATGGCTAATTGGGGTGATTCAAGATGTGAATTTTGGGGGGTTGCTCATTGTTTGTTATTAAGCGATATAAAAAAGTTAGATAAGGTCTTTGAAATTCACTTGCCATATATATATAATCAGGAGATATCACCGTTTTCTCAAAAACCTATTATTTATCATGCAAACAAAGAATATAGCTTAGGTAAATATCAAAAAGATAATTTTGGTATGCCTTGTAGAGACATTAAAGATATAACAGCAATATTGCCCGTACAAGACAATAATATTAACAAATATGAAATTTTCCCACGTGAAGAAATTAAAGCTAAATATAAAGATTTATTGCCGCCGAGCGATGCTTTTTATGCAACTAACTCTATTGCTTGGATGATATGTTTAGCAATTGAACAAAAACCCGATAGAATCGAACTATGGGGAATACATTTAGAAACCGATTCAGAGTGGCAATATGAGCGCCCTTGTGTTGAGTTTTGGTTGGGCATTGCAAGAGGCATGGGGATAGAAATTTACATTCCAGAAGCAGCCGATTTGTTAAAAGCTTATCACGAATACGGATTTGCCGATATTGAAGTTAGAAGGAAAAAACTAAAAGTCAGGTTAGATAATTTTCAAAAAAACATACAAGATTATACAAGTGAAATTAACAGATTGTTGACTAGAAAAAAAACACTAATAGAAAACATGAGAATATCTTTTAAAGATAAAGTAGTTCAAATGGAAAATGAGAAAAAGCGGTTACAAGAAGAGATAAAAAAATATAATGAAAAAAATGAAGAAGATAAAATAAAGTTTGAAAAAAATATTAAAGATAAAATGCAAAAAGAAGTAATTAATTTAGATGTTAAAATCAGGCAATTAGAAAATAGGGCAAGCGCTTTTCATGGGGGCAGAGAGCAAATAGAATATGAAATTAAACAATTAAATGCATAGGAGCAAAAAATGAAAATGAAAGTTAATGAGTTTGAAGTAGCAAACAACCTTACGGCACAAAATGTTACTATAACAAGCTCAACCGATACAACAAGCATTACAGTTGTAACGGCTATAACAACTAGCGAATCTACACAATTCCAATTCAACACACAAACAATATATTTTTCGGGTGGCGTTTGGACAGATTTGGGCGCAGAATCAACAAGTACAGTAACTACAAGCACCAGTTAGGAGTTTTATATGGCAATACACGAGCCTTCACAAACATATTTATGGCAATTGGCCAATACATCGGGCGGTGCTGGGTGTGAGATAGTAACAGATACAGAGGCTCATATTGGTGATTATAGAGTTATCCAAATTGCAAGCACAGATGTTGTTTTTACGTCTATAACATCAACGTTAGTAACTAATAGTAGCGAAGCAAGTTCTTTGACCTCACTACCGATAGGTTTTACTATTTTATCGCCGTGCACAAGCGTTCAAGTAGACTCGGGGAATATAATACTATATAAAGAAGTATGATGAGTTTTTCATATAACTTAAATTTAAAAAGCAAAATATTACAAACTGTTTCATCCCCTGTTCAAGGTACACTAACATATGCGGGAAATATACAAGATGCGACAAATTGTGATAATCCAACAGGCATAAAGATAAATTCGGCTAATAGTAAAATATATATATCACAATATGACGATGATTCTGCTAGTTGGTGGGGCGTAAGTTCAGGCGAGCCTTCTTATGTTGGAGAATACTCAAACTCTAATATAAACGGTGCAAACGAAATATTATTATCAGTAGATGAAGGTAACGCATATGTTGTGGCGGAAGTAGACACCATAGTTTGGTTTACGCTTAATAGCTCTGACGGCTCGCTTAGTTATGTTAGCAAACATACATCAACAGACATAGATGGCGCTATTAATATGGGTATTAGCAACGATAACGATCACGTTTATGTTTTAAGCAAAAACAATAACGCTGTTAGTTGGTATGATCGCAGCACTTCTGATGGAAGCCTTTCTTATGTTGGGCAATATTCGGACGCAAACATAGCGTTCCCCAGATCAATAGTTTTTTCGTCAGAGTCAACAATGGCTTATATTTGTGGTAGAAATGCGAACTCAATATCTTGGTTAACAAGAAGTACAGCGGACGGGAGTTTAACTTTTGTTGACAATATAGTATCAACAGCGTTAGATGATGTATGGACACTATGTACAAACCCAACTTATAGCAATGTTTATGCGGTGGCTTGGACTGGAAATAAAGTAAACACGTTTACAATTAATAGTTCAGATGGTAGTTTAACGCTACTACAATCATTAGATAATACCGGCGCTTATGGGGTAGCCTGTTCAAAAGATGGTAATAATATATATGTATCTAGTAGAGAAAGTAATACAATATCATGGTATAGTGTTAATAGTTCAGATGGAAGCTTAGAATTTGTTGATAATTACACAAGCAGCAATATAGCGGGCGCCAATCAAATAGCAATATCAAACGATGATAAATATGTATATATTGTAGGAAGCTCTGGCGATTTGGTAGCTTGGTTTAATAGAACAACATAGGAGAAAAAATGAGATTTAGGATAACAAATATAGGGAATAATCCGAGTGATTCTAATTATTTTGATATAGATGTGGATTATTTAGAAGATGATAACTCGGCGTTTAGAGCTTCAAATACGCTAACTTTGGTAAAACAAAATTATAGATCACAACAAGCTATATTGGACTATATTGCAAGTGAAGTTATATTCCAATATGACAGAGTTAATATAAATGATATTATTAATGTTATTTATGATGCGGATACGGTAATGCCGGTATAGGAGAAAGAGATGTTACAACAACCAGCTTTTGATGTTTTGTTAGGGATGAAAGACCCAACAGGATCAAGTGTAAAAACTATAACACATCTACACTCAAAAATTCACTCAGGGAAAGCATTTAAAGCTTGTTTTACAAGCTCTGCAACAACGGATGGTGCAGTTGTATATTTACAAATTAACGGTTCAAGTGATGTAGATGCGCATTTAAAAGAGTTTAATGTTCACACTTCTGAGGGATTTTTGGATATAAAATTTATTGAATGTTCAACATCTAGCACACATACAACTGGTAGTGCGAGTGTTTCGGTTTATGATAAAAATAGAACAACTAAAAACAGCGCAAACATTACGTTTTTTTCTGACCCCACAGATGTTAATAGCACGGCTAGCAATAATATTGTTATTGATAGGTTTCAAGTAGGAGGAACAGCAGGAAGCTCTTTAACGCCTACAGGTAGCCAGATTAACGTATCACAAGATGAATGGGTTATAGGTAATAGTACATATATTATAGAAATAACGTGCCAAACAACAGCAGCTAGTTTCTATTTAAATGGATGTTTAATATTTTATGAGTAATCATAATGTCAGAAAGCAGAAATAGTTAATGCCAAAGAAAATAAAAGGTAAGCCTAATAAGGGAACGCCAAAAGATATGAGATTAAAAAAAAATAAAAAAAGGAAAAAATAATGCCGGCTAAACTAGAAAGGTGCGTAAGTAAAGTCATGGGAAAAGGCAAAAGTAAATCGAGCTCCTATGGGATATGTGTAAAATCTACTGGATTAAAACCAAAAAAACGTAAAAAGAGGAAGTAATGTATAGACTATCTACTAATGTTTTGGTGGCTTCTAGTAACGTAAAGCTTTGGACTGGAATAACAAGCACAGATTATGATGAAACAATTGAGGCATTAAACCCCATAATACTTGATGATATAACTAATTATTGTAAAAATAGTTTTGTTAGATCAACTATGTATCAATGGGATGATAATATATCATTTTCTACAAGCACCGGGAGTAATAGTATTATAAGCAACGCCTCAACAAGTGATGTTGATTTCACAGAGTTTATAGATGTTGGAAATATTATAAGGGTTGTTGATGCAATCCAAAACAATGGTTATTTTTCTGTTGTAAGTGTTAATAGTACTGTAATTACAGTTAATGAAACTATAAAAACAGAGTCTAGTAGCACGGGTAAATTTCCTATTGTTTATAGAGTTGATTATCCTGACGACATTCCTTTTATAGGTGCTAAAATGATTCGTTGGAGTATAGATTCACAAAATAGAGATGGGTTAAGAAGTGAATCGTTAGGAGACTATTCATATACATTGCAGGAATTAGTTGGTAACAATATGTACCCTACAAACATTGTAGGGGGATTAAAAAAATATAAAAAGGCTAAATTTTTATAATGTCTATAAGTGGATTTTACAATACAACAGCAATATTAGAAACTTTTACAACAACAGAAGATGAATATGGACAAGCTGTAAAAACATGGGTTGCTAGTACTACTATTATAGGTACTAAACAAGGCAGAAGTGGAAATAAAAGTGTTATAAATACACAGGATCGTATTAGTAAAAACGAAAGGTTTTATTGCAACTATCAAACAATACATCCTTCTGGAAGATTAGTTTTTTCAAACTCTACTATAAGTTTTAACTTTCAAGGTACGGCCAGCGCAAGTATAGATTTAGCCAGCACAACTAAGGGGGCTTTATATTTTATAGATACGGCTTTTAGTACTTTTGGCCAATACGATTATGCCTTATTTAATGGCACTGCATATGTAACCCCTAACGTTACAAGAAATGATATACTTTTTGTGAACGATAGATTAAGAAATAGACACTTAGAAATAGACTTAGACTTAGATCATAGAGATAGATAATGGCTGACATAAGAGTAAGCTTTACAGTTAACCCAGCGACAGAAGGACAAATAATAAACGCTGTTAATAGTGCATTAGAAAGCGCTGCTATATTTTTACAAAATGAGACTAAGAGTAGAGTCCCTGTTGATACTGGCAATTTAAAAGGTAGTATGTTATATGCTGTACAAAATTTTCAAATGGTGGTGTTCACGCCAATAGAATATGCGATACCATTAGAGTTTTCGACAAAAAAACCTAGAAGATCCGGGACTATACCTTTTATGAGGCCTGCTTTATTTGAAAATAAAAGCGAGATTGAAAATATTATAGCTAATATAATGAGAGCAAGAATATGAATTCAGATATATGGCTAGTTAATAAAATTAAAAACAGTACGGTATCAAGTACGCGAGTTTATCCTAACTATATACCCGAATCTACATCAAATAACTATTCAGATCATATCCCGTGTATTGTATATCAATCCATAGGCTTTGATAGGAATAGAAAAAATAGACAAATTATTTATTCATTAACAAGTATACATAATTCAAAAAGTAATGTAGAAGATTTAAACGATCAATTATATAACCTGTTTGATAATTCAACACAATATATAAGGGAAAGTTCAAGCAATCTTCACACAATCAATGTTGAAATCATTAATAATGTGCCTAGCTTATATGATGATGACAACAAGTACTGGACACGACCATTAGATATAAGTGTTTGGTATTACGTTAATTAAAGGAGAAAAAAATGGCACAAAATACTATTCAAAATAGTTCTCTCTTATTTCCGGAAGACGTTATTGTTTATGTAGCTGCTTATTCAACTGAGTTTACTACGTTGGCTGAATTGTCAAGCGCTAATTTTTTAAATTGTGGTGCATTGACAGAATATTCAAGAGAAAGTGCAAATGAGTCGGTGCAGCCGGGGTCTTTTAATGTAGAACACGACCAGGTTGTAACCAAAGAGGCTGAGACTATAAATATTACATTACAAGAATTTAATTCTAGTATTGTAAATTTATTACGAGGCACTATGAGTCAGCAAGTCACTACATCTCTTGATTTAATCGGTGGGACAAGTGCAGCAGATTTAGAAGTACTTTACTCTGGCGATGCAGATACAGTAACGGCGTGTATGTTGTGGGAAATAGCAACATACTCTGACGGAAGAACAAGACAAGCTTACTTCCCTTATGTATTTTATGTAAGTGGAGGCTCTTATTCTGCGAAAAGTCAAGGTACTGGAGAATATGGCGATATGGGATTCCAATTAGAAGCAAGAGAATCACCCGTATTAACATACAACAATAGAAAGCAATATAGAATAGAACTATTAAGCACAGCTTCAACTTAATATTAATTTAAAGGGGGTTTTATGAAAATTATAGATTTAAGTTTATTTAACAAAGAGCCTGAGTTTGGATTTAAGGCAATTAGTGGGAAAGAATATATTGTTAATTTTGTTAATGCGGAAAACGAATTAACATTAATGCAGGAACAAGAAGATATTGCGGCGGCTATTAGTAAGTGGAAGAATATCAAAATTGAAACATTGGATAAATGGAAACAAATATTAAAAAAACTTTTGAGAGAATGTAATAATAATTATAACACAGACGAAATAGAAAAAGATGTTAATGCATTAAAGCCAATACATATATTGACAATATTATTTGATGCTTGTAAGTATCTTAACGAAAGAGCACAAATATTATATGAGGTTTTCCCTGACGATACAAAAAAACAAGCTAAAAAACTTGAAAGAGAGCTTAAAAAAAAAGCAGCGTCAGCCTTATCAGAATCGGAAGCATGATATTAAGAGAATATAATCTTAATTGTGGGTTGAAAGAAATTTTTAAAAAATATGAGTGGTGGGAAATCTTAGGCTTAATGTATGCCAGTGAAGATTGGCTAAAACAACAAAACGAGGCGTATGTAGAAGCAAGACGTAGACAAGCAGAAAAAGAAAAAATAAAAAGTGGTAAGATGAATATGATATTCAGGCCTAAGAAAAAGAGGTAATTATGGCTTTAACTGCCGGCGAATTACAAATATTAGTAGATGTTAATACTCGCGAATTAGATACACTAAAAAAGAAACTTAATGACATAGATGGACAGTCTAAAAAAACACAAGGTGGCTTTAAGTCTATGGCTGCAAGTTTCTTTACAGCACAGGCAGCTTTTAGTATAGCCGAAAAAGGGTTATCTATATTAAAAGACGAATTAATAAAATCTGTAAGGGTAGCAAGAGACTTTGAAGAGGCTAATAATAAATTTAGAGTTACTTTTAGGGCTGTGGGTAAAGAAGCTAATGTATTAAGAAAAAACTTAACTGACGCTTATGGATTAAGCAGACTAGAAGCTACAAATCTATTAGCAGCAACAGGCGACCTCTTAACAGGTTTTGGATTTCAAGGTGAAGCTGCATTAAATTTAAGTAATCAGGTTCAACAGTTAGCGGTAGACTTAGCAAGCTTTCAAAACTTAGAAGGTGGCGCACAACAAGCAAGTGAGGCTCTTACTAAGGCGTTACTTGGCGAAACCGAAAGCGCTAAATCTTTGGGTATAGTTATAAGGGCAGCCGATGTAAACGCAAGATTAGCAGCTGAGGGTAAAGATAAACTTACAGGCCAATCTTTATTGCAAGCACAAGCAGAAGCCAGACTTCAAATAGCATTAGAACAAAGTAAAAACGCCATTGGCGATTATGCAAGAACAACGGATTCATTAGCCAATAGGCAAAGAACTTTAAAGGCGGTACAAGAAGATGTTGCTATTTCTGTTGGGTCATTATTTTTACCGGTAATAAATAAAATTACAGGGGAGTTATTAGATAGCGCACAAGGCATTAGAGACTGGTTAGGTGAGGCTGAAAATGTAAAAAATTTAAGAAACGCAATAAGTGTTGTGTCATTTGCATTTTTTACATTATTAAAAATACTTAAATTGATAGCGACTCCGTTTTTTGCGTTTGCAAACAACGCTATAATTGCAGCTAAGGCATTAGGCAATTTAGGAGAAGTTTTTAAAAATGTTATTGAAATTATTAAAAACCCAACAGACGCACAAGAAGCAATTGACAACATAAAAAACATAGGTAGCAGTTTTGTAGATTTAGGCAAAGATTTAGTCGATAACTATAAAAATTTTGGTAAAACTTTTTTAAACACAGGTGTTGAAATAAGGAAAGACTGGGATCAGCTAATGAAAGACATTGGTGAAGAAACAGGAGAAACACTGATACAAGAAACTAAACCAGAAGATACCGGAAAAGAAATAGGCGAAAAAACAGGTGATGGTATATCAAAAGGATTAGCCTCTAAAATAGATAAGATAAGCGAAACATTTAGTAAGATTTCTCAAATTGGGGGGATGATAGCAAATGTTTTTCAAGAATCTTTTACTATCGCAGGCGAATTTGCTAATAGGTTTTTTGAAAGCCAGTTAGCGAATTTAGAAGAATTCCACAACGCAGAAATTGAAGCAATCGATGCTAGATTAGCAAGGGAAATAGAGCTAATAGAAAACAACGGCATAACAAAAGCAGAAGCTCAACAAGCAGAGCTGGAACAACTTCAAGAAGCGTTAGCGCAAGAAACTGACCTTAAAAAACAAGCGGACATACAAGAAGAAATAAATAGTCTTCAACAACAAATTAATATTAGAAAAGCCGAAACCAGAGCTGCTGAAGACCGAGAAAAAGAAGAAAAAAAATTTGCAAAAAAGAAATATAAACTAGAAGTAGAGCAATTTAATACAAATAAAGGGTTGCAAGCAGCCAACGCAGCTATTAGCTTTGCAACGGGTTTAATCTCAATGTGGGCTAGCGTTTGGCAAGTAGGCCCAATAGCCGGTCCTATACTTGGAGGTATATTTTCAGGGTTATTAACAGGAATATTTGCAGCACAACTTGCTAGCATTCTTTCACAAGCGCCACCACCGCCACCAAAATTTCAACAGGGCGGACAATTTATTCAAGGTGGTCAAGCCATTGTTGGTGAGGCCGGCCCTGAAATAGCAGAGTTCCCTGGTGGCACTAATTTTAGAAACGCACGAGAAACCAGAAATATACTAGGAGGCGAACGAGAGCCACAAGTAATTAATATTGTTTTAGATGGTGAAATATTACGAAGTTGGTTAATCACAAATAAAGAAGCGGAGGCTGTCGTTGGCTAATTATTATTTACAGCAAGGTGATGATACAAGTTTAACATATAATCTTGATATAGTTGGTGATTTAGATATTGGTCTTCCTTCACTAGATTATAAATTAGTTGATATTAAAGGCGAGGGTGGCCAATTACAAGGCGTTGGTACACAAAAAGGTAGAGTGTTAGAATTTTCGTATTTTTTCAAAAGAAATGAAGAATATGAAAGAGATGAGTTTTTAGATTGGTTAACAAAAGGAAGTGAAATTACTTTATATTGTTATAAAACAGTTGACAAAAGAGTAAGATGTTCTATTACAAACACTAGCACAGAAGTAAAAGTAATAGGTATAAATAGCACACAGCAATTAAAACAACTATCAACTGGGGATTCAATAACAGGCGTAGGAATTCCAGATAATACAGTGATAGATACTATAAATTCTACTAGTTTTTTAATCGATCAAGCAGCAACAGCTTCACTTAACGACACTTGGCTTCAAGCAAGAACGTTTACAGGCAGAACAAGAGTATATCCTCAACCAAAAGGTGGGGAAGCTTATAAAGTTAATCGTTTATCTGAAAGTGTTAATTTTTCTTGTATTTCAAAAAATCCTTTTTTTACATCAACAACACTTACTATCACAGAATTTGACTCTACATCAAAAACAGAAAAAAGCACAACCATAAATATAAATGGATATAGAACGCCTATAATAGTTGATTTTACACCAAATGAATCTTTTAGCGTTTTACAAGTGAAAACATCGGACTCTTTTGGTTTTAAGGCTAGTAGAGCTTTTCAGTCTGGTGAAACAATTTCTGTTAATACCGGCAACTCAGAATTAACAATGACAATAGATGGAAATACAGTTACGGGCATATTTGATGCAGATTCAACGCCTTTTATGCTAGAAAAAACTACAAATGTTTTAAGTATAATTGCATCTAATAGTACGGACGGTGCTTTAAAAATAAAATATTATGAGAGAAGAATATAATGTATATTATAGGCGAGCAGCCATTAGGTGAAACACCTGTAAGTGTTAGCCAACTATCAACACCCCCGATACCCTATTATAGATGGAAAGTAGAAGTAGAAGGTGTGAAAACGTGGCATATACACGGGTTTGATTGTTCTATAAAAAGCGGTAAGGCTAGCGATACCATAAAAGGGATGGGTAAAGCAGAATTAAATTTTGCTGTTTTAGACGTTCCTATTATAAGCCAAGACCGAGTTAACATGTATTATAACTCAGAGAAGGTTTATTCTGGATATGTTGATAAAATACCAGATTTATCGGGTGGTAAAGTTTCTATTTCACCTGATAGCAAAAAATTTGAGACGGCTGTATATAATGCAGATTATACTAGCACAAACGCAACATATCAACAAATAATACAAGATGTATTAAGTGACAAACAATCTCAAACTGATATATTGTATAACGCTAGTCTTATAGATATTGATGATACAACAGCAAAAAGTATAGACTATAATTATAAATCGGTAAAAACATTATTAAATGATATTGTTGATCAGCTAGACGACAGATATGCCGGCGCAGATGCAAACCAATTTTATTTTATAAAAACACTATCAACATCTATTAAGTATTATTTATATAACAGCGAAAATCCAGCTTTTCAAGACATAACGGTAACGGAAGACGACAGCAAGATTAAAGCTACTAGATATCAGGTATATCAAAAATCTACTAGCGGTAGTGAAACTAATAGACTAGGGCAAGTTGGCTATGACTCTTCAACCGGGGACTATCCATCTTTAAGCATTGAAAATAGGATTGGTATAAAAGAAAAAAAATATACAGCTCCGGAAGGGTTGAATTCTTCTAACGCTCTTAATTTTGCATATACAAAGCTAAAAGCAGAAACTGTTATACCTACTAATATAAAAATTAAAGGTTTAGACTTACGTAGAATTCCTGTAAAAATTGGAGATAGAATAAGAGGCTACAAGCCAGAAACTTTGTTATGGCGTACTATAATAGATTGTGAATCTACAAGCAATTGGCTTGGTAATGCCGAATTAAGTACTATTGCAAAAAAAGATACTTATTCTATTACTTTTTCTGGACTTGGTGGTATTCATTACGGTTACCCTGAGCTAAAACAATGGAGAAAAATACAAAAAATTGGTTTTTATATTAGGTCAAATAAAAGTGTAACATGTAGAGTTGATATAGCTAATTATGCTCAAGCATATGGATATGTTAATTATTCTATGGGTAATTATAGTTTTGGTAATTCTACCGGTACTGACGAAATGAATTCTACATATTTTAATGTTTATGTTGGAAATGTTAATCAATGGATATGGTATGACACACCAATTACATGTGATGATTTTAGGTATATTAGTTTTAGCTCTACCGATCAAAACGCGACTATTTGGATTGATGAAATTAAATTATATCAATATCACAGACAATTTTATGATGGGAATGTAATACAAATAGACTATGAGTTAGGAAGTGATTTTGTAAACGTGCAAGCAGGGGAATTTCAAGAATTTGTTAATGATGATTTTTTTAATTTACAAAAAGAATTAGAGCAACAAAAAATAATACAGGAAGCTTAAAATGGGATTTAAATTAGAAGAAGAAGACTATTTAAAATCTTTATGTTTTGAGAATGAAAAAAACAAGCAAATTAAAACGTTAGAAATAAATATGTGGAATGAAATAAAAACATTAAAAGAGTCAACGGATAATAATAAATATACAAAAATTACTGAAATAAAACAAAAATATTACAAAGATATTATGGAGTTATAAATGGCAGTTACATATTATGAAAGCGCCAAAAGCCCACTAGATAATACGGTTGTAAGACCATATAGGTTTATTAGTGATAGTAGTACCGAAAGTACAAGTAATGCTGTTGCGATAGACGATGTTACAATACCCGCAAGCCCAAATTTTCCCCCAAGTGAAAGCGGCGCGAGTACAAGCTATTATATATTTTTAGACTTAGATATATATAAAACATCAACAAATAGTACAAATTTTGCTGTATATAATGTTACACAAGGTCGAAGTTTAACAGTTGTTGACCCTAGCGTGGGATTATCTAATTATACCTGTAAGTTTTATTCTACAACAAGCGAAAGAAGAAATGTTTTAGAGGTTCATGTTGGTAGCACCAGCAACCAAGCTAGTGACGTTTTAAGTTTAGCAGGAGAGTTCAGTGCTAGTATCATAAACGGAGAGCAATATAGCACTGATAGAAGAATAGATTATGCATATGGGACTCCATTTGGTACAGTTCAAAGAAATGAGTATCAAATAAGAACAAGAACATATCCCATATCTGGCTGGAATATGAATTCTGACGCTTTATTAAGTTTTTCATTTTCAGAAAGTTTAGATTCTGCCGGTGATATAATAGAATTACAAGCTTTAATAAATAATGACTCTACTTCTAATATAATATATTATCAACTGAATGGCGGTGGCTATGCCTGGATACAGCTTGCTACAACAAATGCCGTAACTGTTTCTTTGACGCGAAGCGCTGGAGGGTTATTTGATAGCACAAATTTCGAAAGTACTACAATATCGCGTGGTATTGTGACTATAAGATATTATTCAACATAAGGAAATAAAATGAGCGTACATTTAGGTGATTATAATGGTGATGCTTATGTGTGGGGGTTATCTCATAATGATTCTCATAGGGCATATAAGGGGTATACGGATTATATCAATATAAGTATTTTTACCACAACACAACCCTTACGTGTTAGTTCAAGTAGTGCATTTGGTGTTTATATAGAGTCTAGCGCTACGATTGACTCACAAGCTAGTGGGAATAATTGTTACCCTCCATCAACAGCACTTAGCTATTATAATATGCAAACTATTTATGAATCAGCCGATAGAGATTTTACTTGGGGGTCAACAAACTTTCCTTCAACAGATGCTATTGCTGCAAGTACTTATTTTTTAGAATGCTATGGTGCAGAAAACGTTTCTAGTACGTCTAAGGGTTTTGGAATATATGGTGCAAGCACGGAAGCTCCTGTTTATTATATTGATAGGGGGGGGTGGTATAATTCTAACGGCAGAGTTTTAGCACAGTTTGAAAGTGACACAAGTGGGTTAGTAAGTAATTTACAATTATATGCGATTAGCTACCAATCAACAGGGTTTTATTTTCCATCAACAATGCAAAATCTAACAATAAGAACTGAAAAAAACGGTAATACTGTAATTGGTGATAGGTTATTAGAATTAACGGCTAGTACAGGAATTGACTTAAATTCTACTGACGGGATTAGCACAATTATTGTAAATTCTAGCGGTGTCCAAGTTCCCATAAATATAGCCGATGGCTTAGGCAATCCTACTAGCTTTATTAATAGAGATTTATTTGTAAAAAAAGTTAGTCAAGCCGGAGAGGCTGTAATATATGGTAAAATAGAAGATAGCACTTATATAAGATTAATTAATCAATATGACTGGGTTCAACTAAAAGCAATATCTACAAGTTGGATTATAAAAGATAAAAATAGAAATGTATATTCTGGATACAATAGACGCTCAGATTATGAAAATGTTCATACTGGCACGCCAAACATTATATATGATGGTGCGAGCGGCGCTCCTGTTGTTGGCGAAAAAATACAATGTACTTCTACAAGCTCTACAACTGTTGTTGCATTAGGATATGTAATAAATGATCCATCTACAACAACAATAGTGTTAAGAGATATTGTTAGCACTGGCAGTACCACGTTATTCCCTGATAATTTTGAAATAGAAGGTGAGGTAAGCGGATTTACCGCATTAGTTAATGGGGATGTAAAAAACGCAGACTGTGATTTTTATCACGGGTTTAATAAAAATATTAGGGAATTAGAAATAGATTATTATATTTCTACTGACGGTACGGAAAGTGGGTCATTTAGAATTTATTCTAACGCTGGAAACGCATCACTAAATGTAGGGCAAGTAATATATCAAGTGGGGTCTAGTTCTTTCCAATTACAGTGGGGTAGTAATGGAGAAAGTTATGTTGACGGAGATGGAGCAAGAACGCTATTAGATACAGATGATTATTGGATTAATGTAAGGGTAAGGGATAGATAATGCTTAGTAACATGAATATATATTCCGTGTTAGTTGTTAGTATAATAAGTATAGCTGGTGTAGTTATAGCAATGTTAATTATAAAAGTTTTAAAAGGCTTGTTAGGCAAAATTAAAAATGCAAAAATACCGGGTGTTGAATTAAAATTTAATGGCGATATAAAAAGCTGTAATTTACAACCTTTTGCTTTAATTTTTCGTGAATCTTTGCGAGTTGGAAGAGAAATTGATAGAATAGACTTTCAAGAACGATTACGCGAGCAAATGAATTATGTTGAAGATGAAATAATAGAGATTAAAGAATTGATTGTTAAAATTCATAGGCATATATTACAGGCTAAGGGAATATCTAAAAGTGATTCAGAAATTCATCCGCAAATAAAAATACTTTCAGAAATTGTAGAAAATATGCTTAAAGACATGAAGGGTATAGTCAGAGATAAATTTAAAGAAATGTATGATTTGTTTAATATAGAAGAAAATGTTAATAATGATTATAACTTTATACGGGATGATTTTGAAAAATATTTAAATAGGGTTATTGAAAATATTATGCAAGAAAGTAGAGCTAATATTAGAAAAAGATGGGTTGATCATAAAGAAATAGCAATAGGCCGTCGTGAAAGTTGGGAAAGCATAATAAAGACCATGAAAAACAATGATAAATCAAATATATGTATTCTTGTAAGGGAAATGTTTATTAATGCAATTAAAGTACAATTAAAGTATTCAAAACGAATAAAGGCGTTAGAATTTAAGATAGATGAAATAATACAAGGTATATCTAATGAATAAAGACGAACAACTAGTGGGTGCTGTTCATAAAAATACAGTATTGGCAAAAAAATGTACATTTGCAAACCCGTTGTATCATAAAAATTTATATCCTAATATGAAAAAGTATTGGCGATATGATAAATATAGAGGTTTAGAAGAATCAATATTTAGTAAATCCCACTTGACAAACAAAGACAAAAGTAAAATAATGAAATTTATTTTGGAAAATTTTAAATGAAAATATTAAGATTTTTAGCAATATTTTTATATATATTTCACTATATGTTATTAGGGTTAGGAATAATATTTTTAGGCTTAAAATTTATAATAGGTATAAGTGTTTTTTTTAGCTTAACGATGATTATTGGCTGGTTTATTATAATGATTAGTATGTCATTATATATTTTTATAAAAATGAATAGGTAAAAAAATGAGCTTTTATGCCATTGAAAATGAATGTTTTTGTCCTAAATGCAAAAGATTAGGTTTAAAAATTAAAATGCGTGAGTTTTCAAAAAGTTATATACATTTTACGGGTAAAATAAAATGGGAAATATATTATAAATGTCCTAAATGTGGGTGGTATAAAAAAAGAGAGGATTAAAAATGAAAGGGTTATTATTGTCGTTTATTTTTTATGGAATTGCTTATTATGTATTTGAAGCATTGTTTAATTATATATCCATTGATTTGTTGGGGTCTAAAATAGCGTGGAAAGAAAAAATAAGGTTAAAAACATCTATAAGCCCTTCTTTTTGGATGATTCCGGCAGGTTCCTTATTGGGATTTTTGTTACATTTATACATAATGATTCCTTTAAACTATAAAAATATATTTATTTTAATTTTATTGGGAATAGTAAGCTGTGTAATTATAACAGGCTTAGAGTTACTATCAGGGCTGCTGCTAAATATTAAAATGAAATTAAATCTTTGGAACTATGACACTAAAATTACTTTATTTAAAAAAAACATACCTTTAAATTATAAAGGGCAAATAGATATATTTCATTCGATAGGGTGGTTTTTTATAGGATATATAGTTTTAGTTATAGATAAAATTTTATTTTAGGAGTCTAAAATGAAAATGATAAAAATATTACAGGGCGCGGTTGTATTAATGTTTATTGCTATGGTTGTGACTGGTATATTAACATTAGTATACTGGCCTAATAAATTAGATGGATATAAAACGTTAGTAGAAACTATATTCCCTTATTTTATGTCAACTGTAATACCTGCATTGATAGGAAAGCCTTTGACAGAGGGAGTTAAAAATTTAACACAAAAAAAATAAGGATTAAATATAGATAAAATTTAAAACCAAGACAATGTTAGTCTTACAAATAATATTATCAATTATTGGTGGTATTATTATACTGCTTATATTAAAATTTTTTTTTGACGGCTGGTTATGATAAAATCTATAAAAGAATTTTTTATCACTTTGTTTTTAGTTTTTTATGTTTTTATAGCGTTTATATATTATACAATAAGGTGTAAAAAATGAAAAAGTTTAAAACTATTGTTATTATTATATTAAGTGTTTTACTTTTTATAGTTATAGGAATAAATACAATACAATATATATTTAGTCTAAAAAAAGATAAAGAAATTGCAGGGTTAAAACTTGAAAATGAAACTATTATAGACAACTTTGATAAAAAAGAAAATGTTTATGTAAATTTGATTGCCGATCGTGATAAAACTATTTCAGATTATAAACTAAATAAACCAAAAACAGAAAAAGAAATAATATATTATGAAACTATAAAAAAAGACACTAAACTTATAGAAGAATTAAGAGAAGATAATAAACAGTTAAAAACACAATTAGAAAAAACAAATAAAGCTTTAAAAAGCATATATTACATCAAACATGGATTAAGCTTATTTGCATTAGCAGGAATTGACAGGGAATTAGAAATTGATGTTTATACAGGAATTATTTATAGAAGGTATTTGTTTAAAGGCAGATTTTTTATAGGGGGCGGTGCTGCAATTAAGCTATATGACGAAATAGGTGTTAGTGGTTTATTTGAACTAGGATTTACTTTTTAAAAAAGCCTGCTTTTACACAGGCTTTGATTAAAATAGTTTTTGGGGTGATGGCCTTGGGCCTCCACGACCAGTTTTTTCTTTTTTGATTTTAGGCTTTTTAGTTTTTTCTTTCTTAACTAATTCTAATTGGTTTTCATCGAAGTTCTGCCAATCAACAGGTTTGCCTTCATGTAAATCTTCTGATTGCAAAGAATATCTATTACATCCAGTTAAATAATCAATTCTTGCAACAATAATACCAGAAAAACCTGTTATTTTTTCTTTTGCCCTTTGACCTAATTTAAATTTAAACATATTTATTCTCCTTTGTTTTTATATATGACAATCATATACAGATAATAAAGTATTTTCATCTAAACCTTCAATTAGTTTATAAAATTCTTTATTCCATATAGATTGATCTTTTTTATCCTTTTTTTTATAATATAAAATTTAATATACATGTCATACCGACAATAATTAAAGCAAAAGTTAATACAATTGCTGTTAATGTTAACCAAAATTTAAAGTTAGTCATAATATATTCCAATTATAATTATTTATATTATTTTCTTTTTTCAACCTTTTTTTTTCTAGTTTTTCATATTTAATTTTTTCCTTTTCTTGTTTTTTATTATTCCAATCCACAGGCTCTTTTTGATTAAGTTCCAATGCTAATTTGTGTAGTTTTTTGTCAATGTCGTTATATATGGCACATTCTTTTTCGTCTAAGAATACATTGTTATGATATAATCGATAATTATCTGTATAAGAATTAACCCAAGTAGTCGAATCGACTATAGCAAAACTAGTAATATACCAATATTTTTGTCCAGTTTCAAGTACATCAGGAGTAATAGCAGATACGATAGATATGTTTAATTTTTCGTCAACTAGCTTTTCAACTTCTAACATAATTTCTTTTTTAATTTGTTTTTTATTCACAATATAGCTCCTATAATTTTAACAAAGCTTCTCTCATTTTGTATATGATTAATTTTTTTTCCCCCATTCGCCTTGCCTCTTTTTTTGTTATTTTAGACCATTCTTTTTTTGTTCTTAATTGACAACCAATTTGTATATGATTGTCAAAAATAATTATTCTATATGGAATATTTCCGAAAATTCTAATATATTTTTTTGTAACAATATGTTTAATTTTCAGATCACCTTTGCAATTCAGATCACCTTCGCAATTCAGATCACCTTCGCAATTCAGATCACCTTTGCAATACAGATTACCTTCGCAAATCAGATTACCTTTGCAAATCAGATAACCTTCGCAATTCAGATAACCTTTGCAAATCAGATTACCTTCGCAAATCAGATTACCTTCGCAAATCAGATAACCTTTGCAATTCAGATCACCTTCGCAATACAGATTACCTTCGCAATACAGATAACCTTCGCAATTCAGATCACCTTCGCAATTCAGATAACCTTTGCAATACAGATCACCTTCGCAATTCAGATCACCTTCGCAAATCAGATTACCTTTGCAAATCAGATCACCTTTGCAATACAGATTACCTTCGCAATACAGATTACCTTCGCAATTCAGATCACCTTCGCAATTCAGATCACCTTCGCAATACAGATTACCTTCGCAAATCAGATTACCTTTGCAAATCAGATAACCTTCGCAATTCAGATAACCTTTGCAAATCAGATTACCTTCGCAAATCAGATTACCTTCGCAATTCAGATTACCTTCGCAATACAGATTAATTGTAATTTTTACATCTACATTAAAATTTAAATCTTTTTCTAATTCATAACTATTATAACCATTATGTTCATATTTTTTTTTTATTTCTTCAATCTTCTTTATTAGCATTTTTTGACTCCTTTTACATTATAATCTTGCCATTTAACGCTATTAAAAATAGCTTTATGATTAACCCATCTTGCAAAATTTTTTTGATATTTATCGTTTTTTTATATGGCATGACAAACGGTTTTATTCCGTATTCTTTTAATTTTATGACTCTAAAATAATCTTCTTCAAAATTAGAACTAAAACCGATCAAAACATAACACATTAATTTATAGGGTTTTATTATTTTTATTATTAGTTTTAATTTTTCTTCAATATTATCTTTAATATTATCCCATGCAAAATGAAATTGTTTATAAGGTTTTATTTTGTTTAATTCAATCATCATTTCTTCATTCAATATTCTAATATCAATACCTTCAAATTGCACTTTTTGATTATAGCCATGTAAATGTTTTATATTTTCTTTCCAATTTTCACTTGCAAAAAAATTATTATCTAGCAGATAAATCCATTTTCCTTTTGGGTTTAGATTCATTGGTTGTACATCTTGCAATAAACCTTCTTTTTCTCTAACTATACAAAATTTACAATTTCTAATACAGCCTGTCGTATATCTTTGTAATGAATAATCACAATTATATATTGCATAATCAGGTTGACATTTTTCTATTTCATATGGTAATCTTGACTTAATATTATATCCAGTTCCACCCTTAATTATTTCATCTGAATTTATACAATATTCATAATCTTTCGTAAAATTAAATATTTTTGAAATATAAACCTTATTATATTTTGAAAATCCATCGTACCAATCACACCTGTCGTTATAATATGATTTTATTTTCATTAATGGTAAATTAACTATTTTATTATCGATGTCAATTAATCCAATTATTGTTTTCATTTTATTCTCCTATTAAAATAAATCTAATTGCTTACTGTTATCTATATTCATTGCTTGATCTAATATGTATTTTCCAAGTTCTGAATTAACTAAGTTTCTTAAAATTTTACGTTTATTTTTTATGTTATATTTTGAAATATTAAAATCATATATAGTTTCATTACCTGTCATTATTCCGTGATGTTTTCTATTTTCTTTTATGTTTTTATTTTCAATATAAAAATTGCTCCAAAAATAATGCCTGTTAATTTTTACCGATGGTTTTATTAGCGGATCATAATAAGGGATAACATTTTCTATAACCCATTTAGTGTCTTTTTTTGCAAAATTTTTTAATAATATTATTTCTTGATATAATGATATGTCTGGGTATATAGCAACCCTATTTTGACACCCTGCATTTTTTGAGTCTGATAATACACTCATTATTTGAGTTCTACTATGTGTAGGACACGGTGGACTAGCCCAAATAAAATCATATTCTTTATAATTTTCTAACAAATATTGGTGTGCATCTGTTATAATTACATTGTCAGTTGGGAAAAAATCTTTGTATATCTTTGCAATATCTGGATTATATTCAACAGCTGTTATTTCATGTTCATTATCCCATAATTTACGGTTTCCTCCAATACCGGAATAAAGATTAAGTATTTTCATTTTATTATCCTATCAAATTTCTTGTTATAAGTTCAGCCAAATAATCTATGCCAAACTCCATGTATTTATCATCGTTAATATCTTTTTTAATTTCATTTAGTCTTTTTTCTGCCCGAATTTCTTTTCGTCTTCTGCCCATTGCAGCACTTCTAATCATGCATTTTTTACACTGATTTTCATATCTTTTATAATGTTTATTATAGAAAAATCTATCAATAGGTTTTGTTTGACCACATCTATTATATCGTTTTCCTTTCATAGCTTACTTAACTCCAATTCTTTCGCTTCAATACCTTTTTGTATTATATCATACAATAGATACTCCTCAAATTCCACATCATCTTTACAATCACGATTTTTTAGTTTTTCTATATAAAGCATAATTCTTTCGTAATCATCGTCATATTTCATTTTTTGCTCCTGTATCCTGAATAATGTAATCGGCAATTATCGCATTTCCCATGATAATTATTTCCGGTTGTTTTTTCTATAATTATAGATTTGCAAACCGGACACGTTCTTTGTTTTTCCATAATAACCTCCTATGGTTTTACAAAATAAAAATATTCTAATCTAATATACAACTTCTTTTTTTTCTCTATATATTTTGCCTGTATATGAGTGTCATTAGACATATTATTAGCAACATATTTTTTGATATAATTATCCCAAAAAGGATCGTATTCTTTCAATACTTCTAATAGTTCGTCTTTTGTTACTGCTTCACCTGGCACATCAAATCTAGCTAACATTTCAATATAGTTTTCTTGTTGTTCATACTCTCCTATATAGCTTTTAAAAGTTTCTAGATTTTCGTCTAAATATTTGCAAATTTCTTCATCTCTAAATACGCTCATTTCTCATCCTCCCATTTTTTGCCTGTGTGTTTTTCTATTAGTTCAATGCTATTTATATATGTTGTATCATTAGTATACTTTGCTGGTATATCTGATCCATATTCTTTGGCATATCTAATCAATGCCTCAATCAATTCTTTATTCTCTTTTTCAAGCTTTTTTATTTTAAGTAAAAATGATTTTAATAATAAACTCATTTCAGTATCCATTTTTTTCCCCTTCTTGTTCATAATATAATATTAGTTTATAATATTTTTTTGTTTCTATTATTGTATAGCTTATATCGTATATACAATCGCAAATATCTATCCAAAAAGGCATAAGATGATTTTGGTCTAAGTATACAGAAAGCTCATATTTTGTAATTCTCATATTTGGAATTAAATAATATTTTTCTAAAAATCTTATACCATTTTGATTATCATATTCATATTCTTTTGATAGAAACTTATTATAATTAGCATATAAATAACTTTCTATTTGATTTAGTCTTTCTTTTGTTATACTTGTGTTTGATTGTATTTCGTTGTATAAACTTTTAATACTGTTTAATATAGTGCTATCAATTTTTAATTTTTTTTCATTTGCAATAAAATTATTTATATTTTTCATAATATACCTCCTAAAATAACCCCTCCCCATTGATGGATTATTTTTTTGCAACCTTATATGCGTTAATTGCTGACTTGCCCATTATGTCAAGTATAATGAATGGTATATAGGCAAGCTTAACGGAATCAACTAGACCCTTTACATTTTTTGGGGTCTCGGTTAAAATATCGTATACACTTACATCGTCCGGACTTTTCTTTTCAACCTGTTTTAATACATCTTTTTCAGATTTATTAAGTGTCTTTATTAAGATTATAAACCCTAATAGTATAATTGCACCAATAAAACCAAATAAAAATACGATCATTCCTGTACTCATTTTGTTACCTCCAAAAGTTGTTTTGTTAGTCTACTTTTATGTTTAATAATTTTAATCCATATTTTAATATTTTAATTCTTAATTTATTTTTTTTATAAGCAGCAGCATCAGCAGCAGCATCAGCAGCAGCATAAGCATCAGCAGCAGCAGCATAAGCATCAGCAGCAGCAGCAGCATAAGCATCAGCAGCAGCAGCAGCAGCATCAGCAGCAGCATAAGCAGCAGCAGCATCAGCAGCAGCATAAGCATCAGCAGCAGCATAAGCAGCATCAGCAGCATCAGCATAAGCAGCAGCATAAGCGTTTTCTTTATTCATATTTTTAATATATTTTTCTGCCGCCTTTATTGCATTTTTATTTACTTGTGGTATTTCTTTCCCTTTATCTGTATATACTATCTTATTTGCTTGTTTTGCTGCAAACACAGCATATTGAATTTTCTGTTTGTTATTTAACAGTCTGCATATTAACCAGTTAGCCCATTCTAACGTATTATAATCTTCGCCTTCATTATCACGCCATGAATAATTGTTATCTTTATTCATTAGCATTTTAAATACTTTTTTTAATTCCTTAGGCTCTTTGTTTTGTTTATAAGCTTCTATTAATTCTTTACAAGCTCCAATAGATTTTAAATACTTTAATGTAATTTTCATTTATTATTCTCCTTTTTATATTTCTCTATCTGAAATTTTATTTCATCACATATTAACATTATTTTTACTTCTTCTAGTGTTTTTACTTCTGTGCCTTTAATCATTTTTAACACCCCTTAACTTTTTAATTATTATTTTTTGTTTTTTAATTTTGGCTTTTAATTTTTTTATTTGTTTTTCCTGTTGATCTATAATATCGTATTTATCCGAAAGAGAATTAATTAAATAAAGTAGTGCGGCATAATTAAAATTCATTTTATCACCTCTTTACCTAATAATTTGTTTATTTCTTCTTTTAATCTAGGAACTTGATTAGCAAGCTGTTGCCCTAAGTCTTTGTATATAGCTTCTAAGTTGTCCATAATTTCTCCTTAGTTTTTCCTTGCTCTGTATTTTTCATGCAGGCTTGCAACTGCCATCGGCTACATTAAGGACAGGCGAGAATTAACTCGCGTTATTATTTTATAATAATATTTTTCCATGAATCATAATTTAAAATATTTTTAATTGTTAAATAAGATTTATTATATATTTTTTGAAATTCTTTAATAGAATATTTATTCATATTTTTTCTAATAAATATAATATCTTGTTTTTTTAAATGATTATATTTTTTATTTTTGTATCTATGTTTTTGATTCTGAGAATTTGTACAATATTCTAAATTTTTTAGCCTATTATCTTCTTTAATCCCGTTTTTATGATTCGTTTGTAAATTTTTTTTCCCTAAAAAATTTTCAATTACTAATCTATGTACTTGTTTTGTTATGCATTTTTTATTTTTATATAAATTAACAATAAGATATCCGTATTTATTTTTTTTAGCTTTTAATATTTTATTAGTTTTTAAACTTCTAATATTACCAAAATTGCTAATTTTATATTTATTAAAACCTTCAATATTTTCCCAAATTTCTTTCATTATTTCCTCTTAATTTTTGTTAAGTTTCCTTAACCTTATGTACTAAGCATACTACATAATTATATATTTGTCAACAAAAAAGTTAACATTTTTAAACATTTTTTTTAAATATTTTGTAAACAATTATGCATTTAATTAACTTATTATGTTTTTTTTATATTAAAGTGTTTTTTTTATTGACAAAACCAAATAAATGTATTATATTTTTATTAAATTTGTGCATAATGGCTACACTCATTCCTTCCTTTTGCTCTTAATTACAGGGTGTAGCCAAATTTTTAAAGGGGGTTAAAAGTGGAAGAAAAACGAAAAGATAAACGTTCAGTTTTAAGGCAAAATAATATTGAAGAACCTTGTGATGATTGGATACCAAATAATAATTATTTTTTTACAAATGAATATATTCAAAAACAATCATTTAAAAAAGGTTTTAATGAATGCAAAAAATTAATAATTAATTATATTATTGATTTTCAGCAAAAAAAGATCGACCAAATATGTGAAGACTTAATAGGAGAAAAAATATGAAAACAATTGATATTAAAGGTAAACCTTACGTTATGGTTAATGAGCGTATTAAGTTCTTTAGGGAAAGTTTCCCTGAATGGTCTATTATAACAGAAATAGAAAAAATAAACGAAGGGGCTGTAATTTTTAAATGTCAGATACTAGATGATAAACAAAATGTAAGATCAACTGGGTTTGCATTAGAAAGAAACGACTCATCTTATATTAATAAAACAAGTCATATAGAAAATGCAGAAACTTCGGCTATTGGAAGGGCGTTAGGATTTTTAGGGATTGGTATTGATGCAAGTATTGCAACAGCAGAAGAAGTTTTTAACGCAATAAATAATCAAGGAGAAAAAAATGGAATACAACAATAATAATCGCGGCGCTTTGTGGTTAACGAAAGCAAAAAAAACAGGGCAAACATATATGAGGGGGGAAGTTATAATCAATGGTCAAAAATATTATTTATCTGTTTTTAAAAATAATAAAAAACAATCAGAAAAACACCCTGACTATAACATAGTTATTAATTTGCCACAACAAAACAAAACTATAAATCAGGTTAATCAAACCTTTAACGACCCTTATAAAGAAAGCAGCAACATTGAGTTTGCAGACAATAAAGATCAAGATATTCCTTTTTAACTTGGGGTAAAAATGAGTAGATATTCAATAAAACAAATGGGTGTTGATAATGATTTCATTGATTATGTAGGATCTACAACAATTACAGGCATTCCGGATAAACCTATGCTTAAACAATGGGCTGTTGACAAAGCTATTGAGTATATAAAAGAAAATTGGGATGTTGATGTTAATTGTGATAAGTTAACGATGGATGAAAGAAGCGAATATTATAAAGATTATGATAATATGTTAAACCAAGCCCGATACGCTCATAAAACCTATCTTAATCAAACAGCAGATATTGGAAGCGAGTTACATAAAATAGTAGAAGCTTTTATAAATATTAAAATTTCTATGTATGATGTTCAAGAAACAATGTTTGAGGGGAAAATTACACAAGAAATGTATTTTTTAGATTATGTTTCTAAACAAAAATATAATTTAAAACAAATGTTCTATCAATTCTATAACTGGCAGAAAAAAAAGGTGAAAAAATTTATTGAAAGTGAAAAACCAGTTTGCCATAAAGAATTATGCGCTGCTGGAACTTGTGATTTTTTATATCAAGGGTTTAACGATAAAATATACATGACGGATTTAAAAACGACATCTTTTAAGCCATATAAGAATAAAAAAACAAATAAAATTGATTACAAATTAAAGGCTCATTATCCAGAACATGAGATACAGGATTCTTTTTATTGTAAAGCGCGTGAAAATATGTCCGGAAAATATAAAGTAAGGTTTAATCAATATAATAATAACTGGACAAAAGTATTTAATTATAAAAAAGTAAAAATTGATGGTTGTAAGATATTATATATAGAAAGAGATTTTTTTAATTTATATTGCCATAATGTTAAAGACATTGAAAATAGACAAGAATGTTTTGAGTCATTGCTTACATATTATTATAAAGTATCTAAAAGGCAAATGAATAATTATCGGGCAATAAATCAAGTATAGTCGTATAAATGAACTCCTTAGCGCATTTTACTGCTTTTGGCGAAACTAAAAGCAGTATTATTAAAACATGACAAAAGAAAGCAAAAAACAAACCATTGAAGATATAAAAGAGCTAAATAAAATATTAAAAAATAAACAAAAAATAATTAAACCAAAGGAATAGGTTATGGAAATAAGTATAAAAATAGATCAAAACGGAACTATAAATCCAATAGATATAAATGATCGCAAATGGCTTGTGAGCAAATTAAAACAAAACAAAGAATATAAATGTAAAATTACAAACTCGCGTAATATAAAACATTTAGGCCTTTATTGGTTAACAATGAAATCTTTACAATTCCACTTTGGCAACACTGATATTGGCTGGCATATGTTCTTTAAGGAATTATTTTTAGAACCTATTATATTTAAAACACGTTCAGGTGAGATTAAAAAATATGTAAACTCAATATCTTTTGAAAAAATGGATCAAATTCAATTTGATAGTTATTTTGCTAAAATAGTTGATTTATTAAATCAAAAAGGTTATAGCATTGAAGAGCTTATTAATACAATGGAGGTTTAGCATGAAGATTTTATTATTAGTTTTATTTGTTTTATTCGTTTTATGTTTATTTGGGTGCACCGAATGATGCAGAATTAAGAGTAATAAAAGATTATGATTTTGATATTGGTATAATGTATTTTGATAATTTTTATACGTAGGAGTTATTATGGATTTATTTGAAAAAATATCACAGTTATGTGATAGATTAGACCGTATGCCACAAGAAAGCATACCAGCCAAAAAATTACAAACACTTGTAAAAATGGCTAAAAAAAAGAAAAAAGGAGAGAAAATAAAATGAAATTAAGCAGAGATAATTTAAAGAAATTAAAGGCTTGTGAGGATGGTATAAATTTTCTTGAAAGGAATGGATTAATTGATCTTGAATCAGATAATCTTAAAATCACAGGAGATTATGAAAGATATTTTTCATGGTTTCAAGAAAGACAAAATGTAAAAAGGAAATATGATGATAGAGGAAATTGTATTGAAATAACCAATTCTAGTGGAGATAAGTACACTTACAAATATGATGATAGAAATAATCTTATTGAAAAAATCTATCCTAATGGAGATAAAATTACTTACAAATATGATGATAGAAATAATCTTATTGAAATAACCAATTCTAGTGGAGATAAGTACACTTACAAATATGATGATAGAAATAATTGTATTGAAATAACCTATCCTGATGGATATAAATCCACTTACAAATATGATGATAGAAATAATTGTATTGAAAAAATCTATCCTAATGGAAATAAATCCACTTACAAATATGATGATAGAAATAATTGTATTGAAATAATCTATCCTAATGGAAATAAATCCACTTACAAATATAAATTCAAAAATAAGATATTACACAAAATATATTGTAATGGTAAATTAAAATGTAAAATAGAGGTGGAAAAATGAAACTAAGCAGAGATAATTTAAAGAAAATATTTATAATACCTTTATTAATTCCATTTTTTATTATAATGTTATGGTTTTCTATCATATATTATGTATTAGTATTTCCTTTATTATCAATTGTGTTTTTCTTTATTATATTACCTAGTCATTTTTTTAAAAATGACTTTTTTATGTTATGGAGAACTTATTTAGATTTTTGTGTTTTACCTTTTTTAATGATAAAAGATATATTAGAAAACTAACACAATTTTAACATTTTATCCTTGTAATTAATTATATAGGAGGTATAAATATGATAATATTTATTTTATCATTACTATTTTTTTTATTTTTATCAAGACTTTTTATTTATTTTATAATTAATTTTCGTCATAAAAGAAAAGAAAAATTATTTCACGAATTTATGCATGATGAGCAAGAAGAAATAAAAAAATATAAATGGATTGAATCAGAAAATGCCGGTAAAGATGTAGGAAATAAAGCCTGTATTGAATGGATTGAACGATACGCTAAGGATTTTAGAAAAAAATGGTATAAAGATCATAAGTTTTGGAGAAAAAAATGAGAGCGCCAAGCGGTGACTGGATACCTAATAATAATAACGATTAATATATAAAATGGTTAAAAGAGTATGACTAAAAAAGAAAAAGAACAACAATATATTAAATGGAAAAAATTATCACGTTTTAATCAAGAAAAATGCAAAAGGCTTGATAAAGAACGTGATATATGGTATAATGATTTAAAAAAAGAAATTAAAGATAAGTCTGATAAAGAAATTGCACAAATAAAAACAAGAGAATTAAAAAAAATAACTAATAATATTGAATCATCAATGAAAAAATTTAAAGATATATATAAAAAAAATGGTTAGGATATAGATTTTTAAGGAGGTTTAATGCAATATAAAGTAAATATTATAAAATTATTCTCAGATATACAAAAAAAATATCCTAATATAGATATAAAAAAAAGTATTGAAATAATAAAATATATGATTGAGTTAGATTTGTTTCAAATGGAAGGGGTATATCTACATTGTAAAAGTTTAAAAAATTATGTAGGATATGGTGCTGATAAAAAGTATTGTAAAACAAAATACGCCAAAATGTTAATGGATGAAAGATGGCTAGTAAAAAAAGAAAAAATATTAAAGAGAGATAATTATACTTGTGAAAACTGTGGGGATAAAAACAATTTATGTGTTCATCATTTAAAATATGAAAGTTATGTCCCTTGGGAAACTTCTGATAAATATTTAATAACATTATGTTTAAAATGTCATAAAAAAATACACGGGAGAGGTTAATGGCAATATTTAGGAAAGTTCATTTAGAATTTTGGAATGATGATGAAATATTAGAATATACACCAGAAGATAAATACTTTTTTTTATTTTTAATGACAAACCCAAAAACTAAACAATGCGGTATATATAAAATAAGTATGAAACAAATGGAATATTATACAGGTTATAATAAAGATACTTTAAATAATCTGGTTGAAAGGTTTGAAAATAAATATAAAAAGATACGATATAATAAAGAAACAAAAGAAATGGCAATTAAAAATTGGGCTAAATATAATTACTCTGAGAGTCCAAAAATAAAAGCTTGTATAGAAAAAGAGCTTTTAGATGTTAAAGATGCATTATTGATAGAGTATGTATACTCTATGGATACTGTATGCATAGAGTATCCCAATAAGAATAAGAATAAGAATAAGAATAAGAAAGAAGGCTTATATGGAGAATTAAATAATGTTCGTTTAACAGAAGACGAATATGAAAGACTAATTAAAGACTATGGAGAAACTATTATAACTAAATATATAAATTCACTTTCTCTCTATCAGCATATGGATAAATATAAAGATCACAATAAAGCCCTACGTTCATGGTTAAATAAAGACGATATAAAAAAGCTTAGTCAAACGCCCAAACGTAAATGGATAATACCAGAAAAACAGGATAAGCTATGAAAAATTTAGAATACATTATATTCGCATGCATATTTTATGAGTATGAACATTACATAAAAGTTTTATCTATGGGCAATATTTTTATTGAACTTAAATTATACTTTGACACCTTAAAAGAAATGTATGATAAGAACTATAAAATATCATCTTTTTTATTTAAGGATATTTTAAAAAGTAAAAATATAGATACATCTAAAATAGAGGACGTATTAGATAACCTAGATAATGAGGATGATAATTTTGATTATTACCTAGATAAATATTTAGAAGAATATAACGAAAAAAACATTAAATCATTATTTAAGCAATATGAATATAAAAATTTAACTTTAAATGAACTTGAAGATAAAATAATAAATGATAAGAAGATTGTTAATTTATCTAATAGCCAAAGTATTGCAAGAGTTTACAGTCATGAAGATTTTGAAAAACCAATTAAATCTTTAAAAACAGGTTTTAAATGGTTTGATAATTTTGAAGGTGGTTTTAGGGTAGGAGAATTAATTAATATAGCAGCCAGAACATCGATAGGAAAAACGAGTCAGCTAAAAATGTTAGCTTTAAATATGTTTAAAGAAAGACCAGCTATATTTTCATTTGAAATGTCAAAAGAAAGAATATCCAAAGATATATTAGCGACATTAGCAGGTGTTAGCAAAAGAAGATATGCAGCGGGGATGCTAGATACAATTGATCAAGAAAAAGTTGATCATGTAAAAAAGAATTTTTATAATGATTTTAACAATATGGAAATTGTAGATAAAAACATTGGTGTTGATATGTTATGCATGGAAGCTAAAAGATTAAAAAGAACAAAAAATACAGGCATTATATTTATAGATTATTTACAGATAATAAGAGCTATCATGTTAGAGAAAAAAGATTTAAGGATAAAAATTAATTATATATCTATGAAGTTACAAAATCTCGCACAGGAATTACAAATACCAGTTGTTGTATTAGCACAACTTAATAGACAAGCTGAGGATAGAAAACATCCAATATTAAGAGACTTAAAAGAATCAGGCAAAATCGAAGAGGATGCCGATGTTGTATGGATGCTTGCTAATGAGCAATGGATTGATGAAAACATGAAAACAGAAGTTATTTTATGGAATGGCATAAGAAAAAACCGTAATGGTGCAACGGGCAAGTTTTTTACACATTTTAACAAGGTCACAGGGTTTATACAAGATTGTGATTATGAAGAAAATAAATAGGAGTTAATATGAATGTCGTATATAATTGTGATTGCATGGAATACATGAAAGATATTGAAGATAAATGTTTTGATTTAACATTAACTGATCCTCCGTATAATGTAGGCTTAGACTATAATTCATATAATGATAATAAAGATGATTATTATGAATGGTGTGATATATGGTTTAAAGAGTTATTAAGGATTAGCGATACTGTTGTGTTTACACCTGGGTTTAATAATATTAAACATTGGATTAAAAAAGACTATAAAGAAATCATTATTTGGATTAAAAAAAAATTCTTGTACTAGAAATTCTCTAGGCGGTTTTCATATATGGGAACCTATTATGTTTTTTGGAAAAATTCAAAAAAAAATTATGAATAATGTTATAGAACATCCTATTTCTATTCAAGAAAATGCTAAATTTCATAGATGTCCAAAAAATTTAAAATTTTGGAAAATATTATTATCAAAAATTATAAGCCCACCTGCAAATATATTTGATCCGTTTTTAGGGAGTGGCACATCTCGTATAGCTTGTTATGAATTAGGCTTTGACTTTATAGGATGTGAGTTTGACAAGGATTACTGGGAAGCGCAAGAAAAAAGATTCATGGAGTTTAAAAAGAAATTTCATAATGAATTTTATATAGGTGAAGCTGATTTATTTAAAGGGCTTGACAACCCATCATAAATATTATATAATATGTATATATACCTATTATATAAAAGATAATTTAAAGAGGATAATATGTTAAACTACATTAAACAACAAACGGAAGAATTAATCTTAAAGTATCACAAAGATCATATAGTAATTAGACGTTACTTATTTGACAGTGATACATATGATCTTTTAAAATCTAAGGGAATAACAAAGATTAATCAATATAAAGTTGGTGTTAATGTAAATGGTGTTAAGAATACATGTAGTATTGTCGGTGATAATATAATTGCAACAATAGGATTAGCGGGGTATAAGATATGAAAATTGAAGAGCCAAATTTTATAGGTGAAAACGGTAAAATATATTTAGTTAGGTGCCCTAAATGTTATAGAGAAAATTATATTCATGCTGTGAACAGTGGACAATGTGCCTGGTGTAACTTCAAATATAAAAAAGAAACCAATATTAATTAAAATAGCGTCAGTATGATATTTAATCATCCTTTACATAAGCTTAAAATCGACGTGTAGTTAAACAAAAACGTAATAATTATAAATAATTAGTAAATATGTAAATATTTGCAATGAGGGTGCAATTTTAAGCAAATAAACAATTTAATATTTTTGTTGACATACAAAAATAATGTGCTATAATTAAATATAGTTGCTATGTGGCGGACAGATGCTAACGGCCGGTAAGAGTAATAGGCGTCAAAAAAGGTTGGCTAGCGCCGAATGAAAGGCTAGTAAAGGACTTACCATAGCAACTATTTTATATTCATCAATAGCGAAAGTGGGCTTCAAGTTCTGTTTAGCGAAAGTTAACTAGCTATTTTTGAATTAAGGCAGGGTGGCGGAATAGAGACGCCTCATGCGCCAAATAAGACATGTGACATTTAAGTATTGTGCGCCCATAAGTCGCAAAAACTGTAAGAATCGAATCTTACCCCTGCCTTTTATTTAAGTTTTTTGATAGTTGCTATGTGGCGATATTGCCCTTAATTAGGTTCGAGTCCTAAGTCTGGGGAAGCGATAATTAAAAGTTATCATCTAGGGAACTAGCCCCAGACATGGTCACAGGGACATCATGTAAGGTGACTATACTAGTAACATCGTAGTGATGTAAAACAATAATGATAGCCAAAGCGGGCTACTAGTCAAATCCTTACCATAGCAACTATTTTATTATAAAAAAAGGAGAATTAATATGAATAATTTTAAAATTGAATTAGGTACAAAAGTAAAAAGCAATATATCGGGCTTTAAGGGTATTGTTGTATCAAGATCAGAGCATCTTAATGGATGTTATAGATATTGGGTTGCACCAAAAGTTGATAAAGATGGTAAGTTACCTGATGGTTATTGGTTTGATGAGCATGAATTAGAAATTATTGAACTTAAAATAAAATCAAAGAAGGTTAATACTGGTGGATTTCCATCAAATATAAAATAAAAAAAATGGAGCCACAATCCTTAACTGTGTTGGCATCTTTGAAGATTAGATGAAGGGACAAGACCTGAAATTAAAATAGTTGCTATGTGGCGGAATAGAGACGCCCTATGCGAAGTAGTAACTTTGCCATAAGTAATACGCGTGGCTTATGGGTAACAGAGCGAGAAAACATAGAGCTATGATCAAGATGTAAGTATCAAATCTTACCATAGCAACTATATTTAATATTGGAGTAATTATGCAAGTATTTTGTCCATACGCAAATCCACAAAAAATGGGTTATATTTATAAAATCACAAATGTTATAAATAATAAAATATATATAGGACAAAGAAAAGGATTACCAAACGAAACTAAAAATTACTATGGTTCTGGAAAAATCATAAAAAGAGCAATCGTAAAATATGGGGATAAAAATTTTATAAAAGAAATATTAAATATTTCATTTAGGCATAATTTAAATTTTTTAGAAAAATTTTGGATAAATTATTTTAAACAAAATAATTTTATATTATATAATATAGGGGATGGCGGTTTAGGAAATAATGGCGGATATAATAAAGGGAAAAAATTATCAATAGAAACAAAAAATAAAATCAGTAAGGCATTACAAAATATTAAAAGGTCAGAAAATTTTAAAAATAAAATAAGTAAAACATTAAAAAGAAAATATAAAAACGGAGAACGATTACCAGCAAATTTAAATAAAAACATGTCTAATAAAACAAAAATAAAAATGAGTATTTCTCATAAGGGTATGGTGTTTTCAGAAGAACACAAACAAAAATTAAGTCAATTACATATAGGAAAACCAAAAAGCAAAGAACACAAACAAAAATTAAGGGAAGCTAAGTTAGGGAAAAAACAATCAAATATCCATATTGAAAAAAGAATAGAAAAAATAAGAGGTAAAATATATATAACTAAACAAGAAAAATGGGATAGAATAGGTAAAACACAAGAAGAATGTTTGTGTGGATGTGGATTAAAATGTCATAAATTATTTTATCATGGGCATAATTCAAGATATAAACATCCTAGTAAATATAAAGGAGAATAAAGTGCAAATTTTCGTTCCTTTTGCTCAACCATATAAAACTGCTCGTTGCTTGGATAATCGTAGGCTTGCAAAACAGATTATTGAGGCAATCCAGATATTATCAGCTAATACTAAAATAAATGTAGGATGGAAAATTCCAAAATATATTTATAATCATCCTAATACTTTACTGTGGAAAGATGATAATCCATATTTAGTTTATTATTCGTTGATTTTATGTGATGTATTTTATACAAGAAGAAAAAAACATCATAAATCAAAAGATTTAATAAATAAACATTTTTTTAACTATGCGCTCGAATCAGATTATATTTATAAAAATAATTTAAAACATATAACACCTGAATTTTGCAAACAACATCAACGAAAATTATTAGAAAAAAATTATGATTATTATAAAATATATTTTGGAGAAATGATATGAATAAAGAATGTGCTAATATAAACTATAAATATCATTATGATATAGAATTATTGCCATATATATTATATGCTCCAAAGATACAATGGCAATCAGGAATAAAAAAATCAAAAGTTAATATTGATAAAGATTTAATTGAGTGGTTTAAAGAGTTTGTTCAAATACATAATTCTTATTATGATATAGATCAAGCAAAAATATTTTTAAAACAATTAAATATACAGGATTAAAAATGACAGAGAGACATTTACAATCACTATGGAGACAAGCAGTATTAAAGTATCATAAAAATAAATGTTTTTTATGTAATATAGACTTTTCATATGATATTTCTTTGTTGCAATGTCATCATTTTGTAAAACGCCGGAAAGTATTTTTAAAAAATGACATCTTGAATGGATTTCCCTTATGTCATGGTTGCCATTTAGAAGCCCATACAAAAAAAGGAGAACAAAAACTAATTGAACTAATGGGTAAAAAAAGATTTAATTATTTAATAGATAATGAAGATATTAAAATAAAAGATTATTTAATGGAAAATGGATTAAATCGAAAGCAATTTAATAAGATAATAGCTGAGAAGCTAAAAAAAGGGGTGCAAAATGATAATACCATACAAAGAAGCTAGTTTACAAAAACAAAGTGTCCGAAAAATATGCAAAATTGCCGATTGGATGCTGTGGCATAAAGGCTCTTATATAAGATTTGATTATTTAGAAAAATACGATGATATCGCTATATATTATCAAGGCAAAAGAAATATGGAATTAAGTAGACTTTTAAGGTTTGAATTTTATGATTTGTTAAGAAGAATATTTGAAAAAACAGAAACTTCATGGAATTATTGTATTAGAAAAATAGATATAAAAAAATATAAAAAATTCAAAGAAAAATACATAAAATGGATAAAATAATTAATATTTTAGTTGACAAACATTAATTATTTGTATATTATTATATAGGGGTACATATGACAAACGCAGAATATCAAAGAAAATGGGTAAAAGCACATCCAGAAAAAGTAAAAAAATATAGAAAAAATTTATTACATGTAAAACTATCAGATGAAGATTATGAAATATTGATGAAATGGGTTAATAAACAAGGAACAACAAAAACAAATATTGTATGTAAGTCATTAAGACTGTTTGATGAACATATGGAGATATAAAAAAATAAAGAGGCTTATATGAGCAGTTATCATAGCTATCCAAAAGTGTTTGCATTAGGTCATGCAATGATAAAAAATATTTTTATGGATAACGTAATAGTTCAAGAAAAAATAGACGGAAGCCAGTTTTCTTTTGGCGTTTTTGATGGTGAAATAAAATGTAGGTCGAAAGGTAAGCAAATTCAACTAGATAATCCAGAAAAAATGTTTAAAGAAGCAATTCAAACAGTGATAATGTTAAAAGATAAATTAAAAAACGGGTGGACTTATAGGGGGGAATACTTAAAAAAACCTCAACATAATACGTTAAAATATAATAGGATTCCCAAAAACCATATTATAATTTTTGATATAAACATTGAGCAAGAAGACTATTTAAATTATGAAGAGGTGGAAAAAGAATGTGATCGCCTTGGCCTTGAATGTGTACCCAAGTTTTATGAAGGTGAGATTAAAAACACGGATAAAGTATTATCATTTTTAGAAAATGAATCTGTATTAGGTGGCTGTAAAATAGAGGGTATGGTTTTTAAAAATTATAATCAAGTGGGTGTTGATGGCAAAGTATTAATGGGCAAATATGTATCAGAAAAATTTAAAGAAATACACAATAAGGTTTGGAAAGAAAAAAATCCCACAAAAAAAGATATTATTCAACTTATAATAGCATCATTAAAAACGGAAGCAAGATGGGAAAAATCTATACAACATTTAAAAGAAAAAAGCCTGTTATTAAATGAGACAAAAGATATTGGTAATTTAATAAAAGAAATACAGGAAGATATTAAGAATGAATGTAATGATTACATAAAAGAAAAATTATATAACTATGCAATAAATCAAATATTAAGGGGATGCGTTTCTGGTTTTCCAGAATGGTATAAGGGGAAATTATTAGAAAATCAATTTAAAAATAAATAGGAGTTGATATGAAACGACTTTTTAATATGGCTATATTTAGTATAATATTGTTCTTATTTGTAATTGTAATTACAATGTATATACATTCTCAGTACGCGCAATCAAAATATCAAAAAGCAATATATTCTCAAACCCAAAAAATTAAATCTATATCTAAGAACAATGAAGAGTTAGAAAAATCAAATTATGTACGAATAAAAATGGTAGAGGATGCTATGATAAAGCTTGCCGATAGTTATGGTGGTGGCGGTCAAGAGATGTTTGAAATAATAGAAAAGATTAAAAAAAATGATACCAAAAACATTGATGAACTGATCAACACAATTCCCGACACGATGGAAGAGTATAAAAGAGAGATGAAAATAAAGTTTCATGGTTTGCAAAATTATACAATGAGAATTGACGGGATGATATTTCCTTTTAGTGTTGACGAATCATGGGTAACTTGTGAAGATGGCGAGTTTGGGTATAGATATTGGAAAGGCAACAAAGAATTACATCCAGGTACAGACTTTAAATCCAAAGGCGATAAAATAATGGCAATGGGTGACGGTATTGTATTAGATGTTGGCGAAGCTAAGAAAGGCGGTAACTATATACTAAGTGAACATTATATTGATGGTGAAACATATAGATTATACATGGCTCATTTATTTTCATATAATGTTAAAAAAGATGATTTAATAAAAAAAAGTGATATAATTGCAACTATGGGTAATACAGGCAAAAAGACAAGCGGTAAACATTTGCACGTAACCCTAATGAAATATGATAAGAAATTAAAAAGATGGATATATATAAATCTTGTAAGAGAGTCAACATATAATAAAAGTGTAATGACAGGATATTATTATATAAAACAATATTATAATGTTAAAAAAGTTGATAGCGAGGGCAATAAATATTATGAAAAAAAGTTTAGATATATTCCAAAATTTATATAGGAGAGTGAATTATGATTATAACATTAAAGTATTCAAAAACAGAAGTAACAACCATTGAGATGGATGCATACTTTTTGTCAGCAACAATATTATTTAAGGATATATATCAAAATTCAAAAGAAATTAAAAATATCGTTATGGAGAAAACTCCCGTATTATATGTAGGGTGTAGATATGTTGGTATATATCGCTTGATAAGTGCTAGGCTAAATAAATTAGGCAAAAGTTTAACATTTGAAGAATATGACAAAATAGCAGATGAAGGGGGATTGCTAGGAGATGCATGGGTAGACGGCACTAATTCAAATCCTATTTATGATGTAATAGATGTTGGAAAACTAGTTAAAAAAATAAACAAAAAGTTGGGTGTAAAATTAAAATATGAAATTATTAGAAAGTATAATCAAAAAACAAAAGACCGAATAAATTGGTTGTTAAACAACGGTATAGGTTTAGTAGTTAAGATGGATAATCCTTATAGCCCAAATTATAAAAATCATTTTGTTAATATAGATGGATATGTTTTAAATTATAGAGATGACGAATTATATTTAAAAATGAAAGAAACTTATAAATCTACAAGAGGTTATGATGGTTATTACATTAAGTGGAATAGTCCAGATTATTATGAGGTGATAGTATGAGCATGCATGCTTATAATTATGTTGGTATATATTTTGAATGCGAAAAACAATATGAAATTAAAGAAAATAAAATACCTATTTGTAATAAATGTAAAATAGTCATTGATGGATTAAATTTTTGTTCGTCCTGTGGAAATAATTTAAAAATAAATAAAGAATATAAAATAGTTAAAGAAAAACAAGAAAAATATTTTACTGAAATTTTAATAGAAGAGTTAGATGAAGAAATAATTGAAATTGATTTTTATGAAAATAAAGAGAGAAAATATTATATATTAAATACATTTGATGAAAAATATTGTTATAATGTTGATGAAGAAGGTATTATAGAACTAGGAAACATAAATGTTAAAAACATTATTGAACAATATAAAATAAAACACTTCAAAATAATAGGATTCTTCGAAAAATATTATAAGGAAAAGTATAAAATAAAATTTGGATATATAAATTACTATATGTAGAAACCAAAAAAAAAATAAAGGCTAAGAATGAAACTAATTAAAAAAATATTAAAAATAATAGCATTTCCTTTTAAGTGGGCTTTAATAGGCATTGCAAACTTTTTAGCGATGTTATTTACAGTAATAATGATGCTGTTTATTGGCAGCATTATAGCAATAATAAATTTGTTTGATAGGGAAAATAATAAATGAAAAACAAAGAAACAAAATCAGAAGAGTTTGCAGATAAATTACTTAAAAATATTCGTATGGCAAATGAAACATATCCTAACTCCGAGATAGAAAAAAAAAGAAAAAATCAATTAAAGAAAGTGTGGAAACAAAAAGGCTACATTAAAAAAAGCAGAGAAGAAGAAATAAAAGAAGAATTAAAAAAGCCTTATCTTGTATATGAAGACGGGAAAGGATTTGTTCCAATGGAAATACAAAAGAAAATGGAATTATATCAAGAGCTTATAAAGATATTAGAAAAAAAACTAGAGGGATAATTTATGTATCAATTTAACGACCTTATAGAAGACATCAATAGAATTTATGATTTATATTCTGATTATCCGGATATATGCAGAAGTCACGTAGAAAGCTGTATTAATATTTATATTGAAAATGTCGTAAAATCAAGAATAAAAAAAAATACAAAATGAAAACAGATTTATTTGAATTTAAAAGAAATGAATCCCAAAAAATAAATATTGCAAAAAGCATAATAAACTCCATATCTTTTGGTGATATAAAAGAAATTGATATTATAATAAATGAGTTAGAGTTAAATCTATGCAGACACTTAAAAAACATATTTATGGAATTAAAAATAGAAACTAAAAAGAATAATAGTACATATGATGTTTTTAAAGCCGAATTAAATAAATTTACCAAAAGAGGGGATGATGAGCTTTAAAAGATTGTTAGTTTTATCAGATTTACATTGTGGCCACAAGGCAGGATTAGCGCCTCCCGAATGGCATAGATCAAAAAGTGCATTTTATAAACAACAAGCCGAAATGTGGAGTTTTTTTCAAGAGCGAACAGAGAAACATAAACCTTATGATATTTGTGTTATTAATGGTGATGCCCTGGATGGGAAGGGCAAAAAATCAGGAGGCAGCGAATTATTAACAGCTGATAGAGACGAGCAGGCTCTTATGGCTTATGAGTGTATTAAAATATCAGAAGCTAAAGAATATCATATGACTACCGGGACTGCTTACCATACAGGGGCATTTGAAGACTTTGAAAAAATAACAGCGAGAAAGTTAAAGGCAACAATACAAGGGCAATTATTTTTAGATGTTAACGGTACAATAATAGATTTTAGACACCAGGTTGGTGCGTCTAGTATACCACATGGAGCTAATACACCATTATCAAAGGCTAAACTATGGAATATGGTTTGGAATAATTATGGGGGACAGCCTAACGCAGATATAACTATTAGATCACATACACATAGATTTGTATATAATGGGGATAATAAATATCTCAATATAATAACGCCAGCATTGCAAGGGTTTGGATCAAAATTTGGGGAGAGAATATGTTCTGGTATAATACATATAGGTTTTATATATATCGATATATATAAAGATCATTATGATTGGGGATTTGAGATTATGAATTATAAAACTTCCCAGAAAAATAATATTATTATATCAGGATTAAAAAAGTGAGGTGTTGTTATATGGATAAAGAATGGTCTGTTGATATGCAACAAATTTTAGACGAAGTAAAAAAAACTTATAACAAACCAATTACATTTGAAATAGCAAAAGTTGTATATACAATGTGGGACAATATAGTTAAAAAAAAATTTGCAAAAAAAGTTGGAATTAGTTATGAAAGATTAAAAAGTTTTCACGATTATATAAACAGCCAAAATGATATAAATATGACAGATGATAAAATAAAAGAAATAGCAAGGGAATTTTAATGTCTAAACTTAAAGTATATATAGCAAGCCCTTATACAAAAGGTGATATAGCGCGAAATATAAAAAGGTCATTTGAATGTTATGATAATCTGTTAAAACGGAATTTTTTACCGTTTGCGCCATTAACAAGCCATTTTATACACATGATATATCCTCAGAATTATGAAACATGGCTAGAAATAGATTTAGAATGGGTTAAGGTTTGTGATTGCGTATTAAGATTGTCAGGGGAGTCAAAAGGGGCAGATCTGGAGGTAAAATTTGCAAATAAAAACAACATTCCTGTTTTTTATTCTATAGGTGAATTGGTTGGGTGGCAAGATGCGAAAAATAGATAAAGAGCAAGCGGAGTTTATGTTAAGAAAAATACCACAATGGATGAAAGAAAAATTAATTAAACAATGGTACGCGGATAACATAATAAAAAAATATAACATTTTTTATAAAAATAATACTTGAAATTTTTTAAGGAAAAGCGTATAATAAGAACATGAAAGAAATAAAAATAAAAATTAACGACTTAATGTATTCAAATCTTGAAAATATATCTAAAAATGAGAATAAAAGCATATCTTATATGATAAAAGAAATTATTATAAGTTATATTGATTTCCAAAAAGATTTATTAGAAGATATAGAAAACTAAAATTTATTTTAAGGGGGTAATATGAATTGTGCAAAATGTATACATTATAGTTATAACCCATTTGGGGGGAGATGTAAAAAAAGGAATAGATAATGATAGAAAATAGGCAACGTTATCCAGAAAGTAATGGTTTAATTGAATATGATTTATATTCATCTTTAATGGAGGCTAATATATTTGTTAATAATAAATTAAAAAGAAAAACTTATATATGTACAAAAATAAAAAAAATAATTACATGCGATAATAAAAGTTTTTTAGAAATTCATTTAAAGGGGTAAGCATGATTACTAAATTAACAAAAGAGCAAGAAGAAAAGTTAAAAGAATATCGGGATAAATATATTAAAATTGGGTTAAACACAGACAGAATAGACAAGGAGCAATGCATAAAAGACATGCATGAAATATATAAAAATTTGCTAAACAGAAAAAAAACGCCCGTTGTAATATTAGATAATCCTTTTCATTGTTGGATAGCGGTTAATATGTTTAATCAAGTTAGTGATCAAGTTAGGAATCAAGTTAGGGATCAAGTTAGTGATCAAGTTAGTGATCAAGTTTGGAATCAAGTTTGGAATCAAGTTTGGAATCAAGTTAGGGATCAAGTTAGTGATCAAGTTTGGAATCAAGTTAGGGATCAAGTTAGGAATCAAGTTTGGAATCAAGTTTGGAATCAAGTTTGGAATCAAGTTAGGGATCAAGTTAGTGATCAAGTTTGGAATCAAGTTAGTGATCAAGTTAGGGATCAAGTTAGTGATCAAGTTTGGAATCAAGTTAGGAATCAAGTTAGGGATCAAGTTAGGAATCAAGTTTGGAATCAAGTTAGGAATCAAGTTTGGAATCAAGTTTGGAATCAAGTTAGGGATCAAGTTAGTGATCAAGTTTGGAATCAAGTTAGGGATCAAGTTAGGAATCAAGTTA